TACGGGCTATCGGTACTTCCTATAGAGATTGTGGACGCATCATGGGCAGGGCTAAAGGTAGCATAGGTAGTGTTATTAATTACTACAACCTTAAGGATGATATTGCTTCGGCTAAAGCTTTGATGGTTAGGTGATAAACATTTAACACCTGTGTTATAGTAATATACATTGTTAATTATAAGGGAACAGAATATGGAACTCGCACTACTACGAACACTCATGGATAAAGATTTTCATGATAACCACAAGGGTATACGTTGCCCCAATAGTATATTCAGTAAGGAAGGTCGTAAGGTAAAGGCTACCATTGATTCTGCTATTACTACCTACGGCAGGGATGTTACACCTATAGAGGTGGAGGCACTCTTCTTCTCTAAGAACCCTACTCTCACCACAGCACAGAAGGATTCCTATCAAGGTATCTTTGACAAGGTAGAGCGTGAGGCTATCATGGGTGTGGACATAGCCAGTGATGTACTGTCCGATATGTTCCGACAACATGTAGGAGAAGAGGTGGCTAACCTTGGCTTTGAATATGTCAATGGTGAACACGGATCTCTTGAACCACTACGTGCTATCCTTGATAACTACAATGAAGACTTCACACCTAACCTGTCTGTCGAGTGGGCTGACATTGATATGGATTACCTATTACAGAAGAGTGACCTTGAGGCTCAGTGGACATTCAACCTGCCCACCTTGTCACGTAAGGTGGCTGGTATCAATGGTGGTCACCTTATTATGATAGGTGCTAGACCTGAGACAGGTAAGACTTCAAGCCATGCATCATTCATAGCTGGCCCTAAAGGTTTTGCAGAGCAGGGCGCACAGTGTCTAGTTCTATGCAATGAAGAGGCAGTACACAGGGTAGCAGCACGTTACCTCAATGCATCTACTGGCATGACACTCAATCAGATACGGGATAACCCTTCGTCAGCTACAGCTAAGTATCAGCGTATAAAGGATCATGTTAAGTTCATTGATGCAACAGGCAAGGACATGACATGGGTGGAGTCAGTCATTAAATCCTACACACCTGACGTTGTTGTGCTAGACATGGGTGATAAGTTTGCTAGGCTTAATGGTGCTGCCCGTGAGGACATGATGCTCAAGGCTAACGCTATCTATGCAAGGGACATTGCCAAGCAGTATGGATGTGCTATGTTCTATATGTCACAGCTAAGTGCAGAGGCAGAGGGCAAGGTAATCCTTAATCAATCTATGATGGAAGGTTCCAAGACAGGTAAGGCATCAGAGGCTGACCTCATGTTACTCATTGCTAAGAACCCTGCTCTCAGTGAGGATGATGCTATGGAAGATCCCATGCGTCATATAAACATAACCAAGAATAAACTAACTGGATGGCATGGTAAGGTTACCTGTATGCTTGATGGAAGGATTGCAAGGTATGGAGTTTGAGCAACTGAAATTATTCATAGAGGACATAGAGTTATATGAAGCTCACCCTGCATGTGAGGATACTAAGATATGTTCTAAGTGCATGTATACATTACCTTCATCAGCATTCAGTACAGCCAGTGGGGGTAGTTACCTACGGCCTGAGTGTAAGGCATGTGCATCAACATTAACCAAGGTACGTAAGCAGCTAAGGGAGGTACATGGTCAACCTCCTGAGGGTTATAACTGCCCTGTGTGTTTATGTGATGAAGAGCAAGCAGAAGGTAAGGGAGGTAACGCATCAGCATGGGTACTAGACCATGACCATGATACGGACGACTTCAGAGGCTGGCTATGCCATAGTTGTAACAGAGCATTGGGATGTTTCAATGATGATGTTGCTCGTATGAAGAGAGCCATTAAATATATAAAGGGTAAATTATGATTACTGTATTGGACGTAGAGAACACCACTTGTAAGAGGGATGGTAAGCAACACTTCGATCCCTTTGAGGCAGAGAATGAGTTAGTCATGATAGGTATGCTATCGGAGAGTATGAGTTATTACTCGGATGAAACTGTAGTTACCTTCACTCATTCAGATGAACCGCCTACTTGTAATGGCAAGATAATAACTCAGAACATATTAGATGCTACTACCCTACTGGTCTGTCACAATGCAGTGCATGACCTCACTTGGATATGGGAGTGTGGCTTTAAGTATGAGGGTAAGATATACGACACCATGTTAGGTGAGTACATACTTAACAAGGGTGTAAAGTCCCCACTTAACTTAGGCTTTGTATCTGCACAGTACCAACTGGAAGAGCAGAAGCTGGATACTATGTCTGACTACTGGAAGTCTGGCACATCTACAAAGGACATTCCCTTTGACGAGTTGGACGAGTACCTACGCTACGACTTGCGCTCTACTCTTGGTGTCTACAAGAAACAGATGGATAGGTTTGCTACGGAAGAGAACAGTAGTATGCAGTCTGTTCTTGATATTACTATGGATACTTGCTTTGAACTAGCATTGATCTACAAGCGTGGAATCAAGGTAGACTTAGTAGAGTTGAACAAAGTAAAGACTGAGTTTGAGGAGGAGAGGGCTGCACTATCAGAGGAACTACATGAGTTTGTAGCTGAGTTGATGGGGGATTCACCTGTAAACATTAACTCACCAGAGCAGCTATCAGCATTGGTGTTCTCCCGTAAGCCTGTGGATAAGAAGCTGTGGGCTTTAAGTGTTAACGTATTCATGTCTGACTCTGCATTCAAGGATGCTATGAAGTCTCAGTGTGGCCCTGTCTATAAGACTAAGGCTAGCAAGTGTGTAATATGCAATGGCACTGGCATGGTTCAGCATCTTACTAAGAAGGGTACGCCCCGTAAGAACAAGAACATCTGCAAAGAATGCAATCGAATGGGCTATACCTTAAAGAACACTAGGGAGTTGGCAGGTCTTAAGTTCACACCACCCAAGGCTACATGGGCTAGTGCTAGTGGATTCAGTACAGGTAAGGGAATACTTGAGACACTAGAGGCTACAGCTAGAGGCAAGGGCATGGAGCGTGAGGGTAACTTCTTGAAGAAGCTTCGTAGACTTAACGCTATTGAATCTTACCTGTCCTCCTTTGTAGGTGGCATAGAGAAGTACACCAAGGCAGATGGTATGCTACATGTACAGTTAACTCAGCACATAACATCCACAGCTAGACTGTCAGGTCGTAATCCTAACATGCAGAACATGCCTAGAGGCGGTACGTTCCCTGTTAAACGTGTGTTCATATCACGATGGAAGGGTGGAAAGATAATGGAGGCTGACTTCGGACAGCTAGAGTTTCGTGTAGCTGCGTACCTATCTCAGGATAAGGTAGCTATCAAGGAAGTCATTGAAGGATTTGATGTACACCAATACACGGCTGACATTATAACCAATGCAGGACAGGCAACAGGCAGACAGAATGCTAAGATGCATACCTTCGCCCCGTTGTATGGAGCATCGGGCTATGGTCGTACACCAGCAGAGGCTGAGTATTATACTCACTTCATGCATAAGTATCGGGGTATATGTGATTGGCACAAGCGTCTAGCAACAGAGGCTTTGTCTGAGAGAAAGATTACAACACCTTCGGGTAGGCAGTTTGCTTTCCCTGATGTGTCAAGGAGGCGTGATGGTACTGTTACAAACTTTACCATGATTAAGAACTATCCTGTTCAGTCATTTGCTACGGCAGATATAGTGCCAGTTGCACTGCTGATGATGGAGAAAGTAATGAAAGAGCGAGGGCTAATATCTTGCATAGTTAATACAGTTCATGATAGTATGGTTATAGATGTACACCCTGACGAGCAGACAGAAATGCTAGAAGTAGTAGCAGAAGTAGAGAGTAAGTTAGTAAGCACAGTAAATAAGCTGTGGGATATTGATTTTAACTTACCTCTATCACTAGAAGCTAAGATGGGTAACAACTGGTTAGATCAAGTAGATTGCTAATAGCAAAGAGGAATTTAGTATGAGTGAAGTAGCTTTAAACCAAGTAAGTCAAGAAGAGTTAATGCGCCTAACAGGTATGGCTAACGAGTTAGGGGGTGGTGGTTCTAAGAACAAGCTACCTCGACTACGTTTGTGGCATACCCCATTGATGGGTGTCGTTGATGTAGCAGGTAAGAAGAAGAAGATGGAGGTAGTAGAAGCAGGGCAGTATCGTTTAGAGCAGGAGGACGGAACCTTTGCGTATGCACCAGAGGCTAACGTCCGATTCTATCTGCAAACTTTTATGTATAAGCGTTACATCAGTGACCCTTCTAACAGCCGTTATGTTAAGACTCTAATGCATGATGATCTTAACTCTGATCTTAAAGATACAGATGGTGGGTTTAACTGCGGTAAGCCAGCAGGTTTCATTGAAGACTGGAACTCTGTACCTACAGAGATGAAGGATCTTATTAAGTCTGTTAAGCGTGTCCGTGTACTGTTTGGGGAGGTCAACCTGATCAATCCTATAGACGAGAAGGGAGAGGGCATTGATGTACCATCTACCCCATTCATCTGGGAAGTAGATAATCGTGAGGCATTCAAGACCTTTGGAGATTCATTCAAAGAGATTGCCAAGCGAGGTCGTTCATTCATTCAGTATGGTATTAACGTAAGTACCATAGAGCGTGAGATGAACAATGGTCAGTCCTACTTTGTACCCAAGGTAGATGTTGACTTCTCTTCTGACCTAGCTATTAACGAGCATGTCCTAACCATGCACCGCAATAGTACTGAGTGGATCACGCAGTACAATGACTACATCAACTCAGAGTTTACTGCTAAGGCAGTGGAGACTTTGAACAGTGCTGATGAAGGCTTAGTGAATGAGTTTATAGATGTGGAGTAAACATGAACATACACGAATTAATGGTACAAAAATATCTTAATAGTGTAGTGGCAGGGAAGGGTGGCATGAGCCGCCCTGTCCTTGACTTCATGGTTAACGATGTTAAATTAGCCCTAGAAAAGCAACTCGTAGACAAGCGTAATCCTGACTTCAGGTTGCGTATGTCAAACATAGGTCGTTCTTATTGCCAGCTTTGGTTTGATAAGAACCAGCCAACAGATGCTCTACCATTTCCAAACAGCTTCTTAATAAACATGATCCTCGGTGATCTTGTGGAAGCGATCATGAAAGGTATCCTCACTGAGGCTGGTGTAATATGGCAGGATGGTGAACACTTAAAGCTTAACTTAGGTAAGCATGTTATCAATGGTACGCCTGACCTAATCATTGATGGTGCTGTATGGGATATTAAATCCTGTAGTCCTTGGGCTTATGCTAACAAGTGGATAGACTTTGCTACTGTAAAAGATCACGATTCCTTTGGGTACGTAGGTCAGTTAGTAGGTTACAGTAGAGCGTTAGACTTAGACGCAGGTGGTTGGATAGTTATCAACAAAGCAAATGGTCAGTTCAAGTTTATAACTGCTGACGGCATTGATATGCAAGCTGAGTTAGATA